TATTTATTTATTTATTTATTTAAATTTACCTATAACATAAATATCATTTATTGTTACAGAATCATAATCTATATAATTATCTAATAAAGTTATTACAACATTTCCGTTTTGTTCTTTAATTGTGTAATGACCAGGTAAATGTAATCCATATACTAATACTTCGAAGTTTTCTGCAGATGCTCCTTCAGTTCCATAATCCAACGATGCACTATAAATTGTTAGTGTGCCAAATCCAGTATTATCAAATGTATCAATTCCTTTGGATATCATTCTTCCACTAAATTGTAGAATTTCATTATGAAATGCTTCTATTTTATTTTTATTATTTACTAATTTAATCGGATTTGGATTTGATTTAGTATTTGAATTAAATTTATTAGAAGTCGGTTGCTCTATATTTAATAAGCTGCCTGTGATGTATAAATCATCATTTAAATTATTAGGATTTATTTTTGGTATAATCCTATTTAGCTTTCTGGCATTTGAATTAAATCTATTAAGCATATTGTTCTATATCACCTGTTATTTCAATATAATCATCATCATCCAAATCAAATTCAAAATTTTCTTTTATAAATTTGATTAACAATCCGTTACTTCCTTGCTCCACAATATAATCTTCGGCTGATATGTGTTGAGTATTTACTATTACTCTCAATCTATCCTGCGTTGTTCTATATTCTATTTCTCTTAACAATTCAACAAATCTCCAACCCGTTGCTTCATATATCCAATATGTAGGATGGTTTAAATCTTTTGGTGTTAATTCCGCATCGCCCAATTTTCTACTTATTTTTTGAGTTATATCTAAAAGACTTCTTTTCATTATAAATTAATAAATTTACCTGTTATAGAAACCTCATCATCACCATCCACTATAAACCCTAAATTAGCATTATTAAATGTTAAAGATAAATTATTAGAACTAACAACAGGTGTAAAATGTGTTCCTTGATAGTATCTAACACCATTTATGTAAACTTTAACATCATAAGAATTTCCACCAACAGTTAATCCAGCGGTTATAACTCCTGCTAATTGTTCTGGCGCCTTTATTAATTTAATATTTGAAAATGTAGTTGTTCCGGCACCACTAACCACCATACTATTATTTAACGATAAAAAGTCAATAAGGTCTTTGTTATCATAATATGGTGATGGAGTTGTAAGGAATCCCTCTAATCTATTACTTCCACTCGTCATATCAACTTCTGCTGATACAACCAATCTTTTAACTGACATAGATTTTTTAGTAGTAAGTTCTCCATCGAATTTTTCTGGCAATAAGTAAGCCTTAACATTTAATGAAAATTCTACTCTATTAATTCTTTCCGCTCCTTCACCAACTTCATTTATTACATTAAAATCAGAAATTGAAGTTCTAAATTTATATTTATCTTTATCTCCCCAATATGATGATGTGAAATTTAAGTGTTCGATTACTTCATTAAGTTGTTCTGTATAAGATGTCCAACACATACATTCGTAATTCACTTCAACATAATCAGGCATCGTAATGTTATAAATTTCTTTTTTAGGTCTAACACCGCCACCCAATGCACTAAAACGGTCATAACGATTATCTTTAGACCATTTTGTAATAGCTGGATATGAAAGATGTCTATTTAACATTGGCATTGTTTCATCTTTTGCAATAGATGTTCTTCTTAGCATCATTATTGGTAATTGTATTTTACCCTTGCCATCTCTATAAACGCCTTGCCTTCTTGCTCCATTCCATCTTTCTGAATTACCATATATTACAGGTATTCTAACTCCTACACCATTCGCATCTTTTAAAGTTGGAAGAACAGTATCTTCCAAATAAGACATCATAGCATAATCTATATCAAAGAGAGTTACACTTCTTTTTAGGTCTCCCTTTGTAGATTTTATTTCTTTGGCTCTATTATTGCCAGGTCTTATTGGGTTTACTGACATCTCTTATATTATTTTATTCTTTCTTCTATATTAAGATTTGATTTGGATACCATAAATGTAGAACAAACAATACTCCAATTTTTTTCATTACCATAAGCAGTTTTACCCGCCATGCCACTTACGAATTGTACTTCATTTGTATTATCTATTTCATAATACGATTCATTAAAGAAAATTACATCTCCAATTTCAGGATAAGCATTTCTTTCTTCGCACATTTCTCTATCAAACTTGAATGTAATATTTTGAGAATTATCTGGTCCGAATCCATCATAAACTACGTTTTCTGGTTCTTTATCAATCAAAACATATAATTCAACACCGGGATGCCATGATTTATTGGTAGCTTCGCCGTAAATATTAACTTTGGTTTCTCTTAAATCAACTTTAAATAAAACACAAACGTTTTCTATTACAACATCTACCAATTCTCTAGCTAACCCTCTAAAAAATGATACATCTCTATCTGAAATAAACTTCGGCATATTATCCTACATATATTTTTAAAGGTACTTTTCTTAACATTTCTTGCTGATGCTCCGATTCATGTGCTTTATTTTCCATCACATTTTTTCTACTCAATTCTTCTAAGTTTTCTCTTAATTGAGTAATAAGTGCATCCTTTTCAACCTGTGCTTCTGCTCTTAAAGCTGCGCCATCTAAAGAAACTTCACCATCTGGAATCGGAATTGAGTTATATTTTTCTCTTATTGCTCCTAATAATTCTTTTGCTAATGCTAATGTATATTTTCTAATCCATTGCTTACCCACATCGTTGATATTTGAATATTGAATAAAATCATATGGAATATCTGAATAATCCGAAAGAGAGTCTGGTTGAACAGTTTGTGAATCATGTTCAAATTCATCTCTACTTATATAATCAAAATATATTTTTTTAGGAGTTCTTGATGTTGGTATTGGAAATACTTCCAACTTATTATCAACTATGTTAAATGAATATTGTGATTTACGAATTTGGTCATTAAATTCAATAGCTTGCATTCTTAATAAATCTTCGTACAAAGGCATTAATAAGAATTGAGCAGCCGGAGAATATTCACCAAATCCCAACTCATCCATTAAATTTAATGTACCCTGTCCACCAACGGAATATGGGTCAAAAAATCTTTGAATTGCAGGAGTTGCTTCATAATAAACTCTCATAACATCTATTGTAGAACCATTTGTATATAATCTGTCAAAAGATGCCGATGCACTACCACTAGCGTGTAACATATCTAAATCAATAGCTTCAGTTGCCAAATTATATTTCTGTCTATCTATTTGAGTTTCTATGTATGCTTTTTTAATAGAAGTATTACCACCTACACCCGCTAATGTTCCATATTGTTGAGACATACGAACCGCAGTTGGTAGAAAAGAACCATCTACAAGAGTTTGTGAATAATTTGCAACTTTACCTTTTGGCTGTCCTTTTAAGATATCTAAGTTATTTCTAAGATTGAATTGGTTAACTTGTGCTGAATACTCGGAAACTGCTTCTTCAAAACAAGCATAGAATTGCTCATCAACCATTTCAACATCTACAATAGGATATCCCAAACGTTTGGCACACCAAACTGCTGTTTTTGGTCCATCGTTTCTAAAATCACTATCACTATCGTATATTCCAAATGGCGTTGAGCCCGATATAGGAGAACCCGTTCCGGTCCATTTTAAATTTAAAGACATAATTTTTAATTATAGTTTTACTACTATAAATATAGAAATAAAAAAAGATAAGTTAAGCTATCTGCGTCATTGTCACAATTACCGATGGAGTGGCTGGAATTGATGGCGTTCCTGCATCCTTATGTAAAATTCCACCATTATCATTACATGTCCATTTTATTTCCAAATAATCATTAGCATTTAAATGTGCTAAAAAATTCCAAGCAGCAGGTACTTTACCCAATTGTGCCGATTGTGCTCTTGCAACATCAACATGTGTATTTGAATTTGGAATAGGAGTTCCATTTTTTGCAAACCAAATATTGAATACTATATTACTATTTACAGTATTTTCTAATTGTGCACTAAATTGTAAATTGTAAACACCTGCATTTTCAACTTTAATTTGTGAACCACTTACAATTAAAACACCCTCACTCAAATCGGTTGTGTTTAATTTCATTGATTGAATTGAACCAGAAGAACCACTTTGAGAAGTCATATCATAGAATTGCCCGTAATTGTATTGTTTGTGTCCGTTATAATAAAATGAGCCAGTAATTTGTAAACTACCTGTAATTGTTTGCGTACCTACCAAATCATTTGAGCCTGTCGTTGCAAATATAGAAGCTGGTAAATATCCAAATTCATTATTTTCTTGTGCAGCAACTATTTTATCACTATCGTTTAAGGAATAGATTGGTAATTCGTATGATTTAAAAATTATATTTGCCATTTTTTCTTTAGAGTTTAATATAAAT